GACCTCAAGGTACGGCCAGTTGTTTGTGTTAGCTGTTTTCCACTTGTCTTCGTAGCCCTCAAACTGGCCACCGTAGCCAATGAATGGTGCTTTAGGCGCCAAAGCAAGCATCTCTGCCTCTTGTGACACCCAATAGTTGTACATGCGCTGGGCATCTTTGGCGTTACGCACAAGGCCGCTGATGTAGATCCTGCCGTCAACTTCAAACTCATTGCCAACAATGCGAACCACGGGGATGTACTTGCCAGCCCATTCGTTTTGCTCAAGGATTTCGTACCCATTGATCTTGCAATACCGAACACGGGGGCGGTCAGATTCGCGTGTGCGCTTGGGTTTGCCGTAGGCTTGGCGAAGCATCTTGTCTTCGGGTGTGCCCTCAAACGCCGTTGCGTTGCCGGGGTACAAATTCAGCGTAGCGCGGTCATACTCAATGTAGTAATAATCCGCAATGCGGATCGTGTCTTCATTGAGCCAGTTGGATATTGACTGATCGCCTACACCAAGGGACTGAAGCGTTGTAATGGGCGCTGCATCTGGGTACATGCGTTCATAGTCTTCTTTGGTCACATCTTCGGTGACAAAGCAATACTTGGCATCTGCACCCGTTGGGTCTTGGATTGTTGGATCCATGTAGACCGAAAAGCTGTTGCGAACACGGCCAATCTTGATGTCTTGATTAAAGTTGTCGTCATCACAATACTCGGTCAGCAACCTAATGTAGCCTTCGCCGTAGGCCACTTGGTTCTCGCAGGCCGTGTCGTATGCAACGTCAGCGTCCGAAATGTACTCAATGTGGCGAATCATGCCGTTGTAGATTTCAGCCACTTGTAGGTCAGCTTTGTCGTCTACGGGAATGACCTTGGCCCCTGGCCTGTTTTGGCGCATGTCGTTGGTCACTTGACGAACGTGCTGCGGCAGTTTGTTGATTGTCAGGCAAGGACGGGCATTGATGGTTTGACCCTGCACCGCACCGCGAGTAGCCAGCACATCGGCAGGCCACTGCCACTGGTTGTCAGGCGATCCAGCATAAAAACGCAGATCGTCAATTTCATCTTCACGGGATTCGGAAAGCGCAGACATCGCCATGTCAAGGCGTGACCTAGCAGTCGCCAGAATGTCAGCGTTACTTTTGTCTTTGGCCGAACCGCCAACAGCAACTGCTGCTGCGGCTACGATGCCGGTAGGATCAGCCATTAAGGACTCCAATCACATCGGGTTCACGCATCATAAGGTATTCTTTACCTTCGTGCTTAACTTTTTGTCCTGAGAACTCACCAAACAGCACATGATCGCCAACTTGGATGTCCATCGGGATCAAAACGCCATCTTCTGTGCGCTTGCCTTGGCCAACTGCTCGAACAAAACCTTGCGCCAGTTTGGACTGCGGCACAACAATCAATCCTTGCTTTTCAATTTCTTGCTCAATCAAAACACAATCTTTTAGCGGCTTGAAATTCATTTCTTGGCCTTTGGTTTGGCAGCTTCGCGCTTAACTGAGTACGCAATGGCCACGGCCTGCTTGACGGGCTTGCCAGCTTGCACTTCAGCTTTGACGTTCTTGCGGAAGGCTTCGGGTGATTTGGATTTGACCAGTGGCATATTAACTCTCCGTGTGGAAAATAGCGTAATTCAGTTTAATTGCTTCGCTGTACGCATTATTGGTTACGTTTTTAATTTCTATCGTAAACGAGCCATCACTAATAGCTGAAATAAAAGCATTGTATGCGCCTAAAGTCCCACCAGATGCAACGCTGACCACCACTACATCTCTGGTGCTAACTGTGCTGCAATTAACCACAAACACCCCACTGGCGCTAGGGGCCAGTTGCGATGACGCAGTGGTAATTTGACCAGAGGGCGTGTTAAGTGTTACTGCTGTGTTTTTGTTGTTGCTTTGTGTGACTGTGCCAAAAGCACTAGATGCGTATCCAATCGTGCCAGTACAAGCAATGTCGGTAGCTTTGACAATATCCGCGTTGATGATGTTTTGGTCTTCGTATGCAACGCCAATAGGTTTGGTATTCGCCATTTATTTGCCCTTTTTGGCAGGCTTTGCCGTCTTAGCCGACTCTTTAAAGTCCTTGGCCGAGGGTGCAGCTTTGCTGCCAACTTTGTTCATCTTCTCGCCAGAGCCTGCTTTGATACGAGCCTGTTTTGCGTGAATGTTGGCATAAAGACCAGGTTTAGTTGCCATGATTAACACTTCCATCGTTTAAGGGCTGCTTTAGCGCGTTCGCCATCCTTGGCGTTGGCTGCCACTGCACCCATTCTTGCACAAAATGAATCCTTGCGCCCTTGGTCTGCCTTGGTCTTCGGATTAGGCGCTGGCGCTTTCAAGTTACTGCCAGTTTCGCGGTTGTACTTAGCGCGGCCCTTTTCGGTCAAGCCTGCGCCCTTAGACACCGGCAACTTCTCGCCTCGCCCAACAGATAGTGAAACACTTTTCTTTGTCGCCATGCTCAAGACCCCATCCAAGAAGTTGTAACACCCGCGCTGCCAGCATAAGCCTTGCGCTGGGTACTCTCATTGTACTCACGATGTGCAACAGGAAAAGCAAAAGTTACACATATTGCATCAGCCGCATCAGGCGAGGCCAAGCCCCTTGCCTTCATGTCCTTTTTTGACTCCAAAAAGATCGTGCCTTTTGAATCCGGCTTGATCATAGGCGAAATCAAATCAGTTTTCAAGAACCTATCTTTCGGGATACTTGCACTTTTCAACCAATCCTTCATTTTCCCCCACATTTCAGCCCTTTTATTGCCATACATGATCGGATTTGCCGATTTATTGCCAAAGTTGACACCTTTGATTTTGTACCTTTGCTCCTTCAAACGGTCAACAATACCAGCACCTAGCCCACCTTCGTCAATCACCACAAGCGTTGGCTTGAATTCCTCGATGGCCTCAATAATATGCCCCACCACCGTCATGGTGTCATCACCTCGATGCCTGTCAATCCGCACAATATCGCGCCCTTGGCGTATGGCAATGACTGTCGCATCAGCACCAAACCTTGCAGGGTCAACGCCAATGATGATTGGCGCTGTCTGATCCTTGTACTTAGGCCGCACCATGGCCTCATCCACAATGTTCGCCGGTATGAACTGGTCATCACCCTCAGATGGGAACATGCCGTAAACCTCAACGTGCGCCTGCGCTGAGTCTTGGCCATACTCATCAATGATGCTCTGGTATACCGCCTTATCTGTGCCCTCAACCGTTCTAGCATCCACCACCTTGTTCGTCCAAAAGTCCCTCTTAGAGTTAAAGCACTCATAAAAATAACCAGTGTTTCGCCGTGGGTTGGAGAACGCCAACCAAAGACGGTTTGGCGTGTTCTCAGTAAAGAATCCAGCCGTCACCGCCCAAATCGAGTCATCAATACCGCTGGCCTCATCAAAAATCACCATCACACCATCGTGATTGTGAACACCAGCGTAAGAATCAGGGTTCTCAGCAGACCACAAACGGCCCTCAACCGCCCAATACCTTGTGCCTTTTCTAAGGTCTTTTTCAACCAGTTCAGTCAGCCAGTTTGCAGGCGCTACCTTGGTGGCCGACACCTCAAACCAGTGGCTGTTAATACTCATGGCCAACCACTTTGTAATTTCAGCCCACGTCACCGCCCGCAGCTGGGCTTCCGAGTTGGCCGAAATGATCGTTGTCGAGCCAATGCGCGTGGATAACATCCAGATCGTTAGCCAGCTAACCAAGGCAGACTTGCCAATCCCTCGGCCAGATGACACGGCTTGGCGCAGGGTTTCAAAATCTACCAGCCCCTTCTGCCGTTTAACGTGGGCTGCAATGTCCCGCAGGACTTCGCGCTGCCACTTGCGCGGGCCTTTGAAGTGCTGCAAAGGGGTGTTCTCTTGGCCCCAGGGAAAGGCGAACAGCACGAAGGCTTCGGGATCGTCTGCAATCGCCGGTGTCCACAGCGTGGCCATCAGTTCCTGCTCATCTTCGGGTTTGTAAATCGTGGTTTGCATTTATTTATTAAAAAAAAATTTAAAAATGTTCGCGGGGCTACCGTTCCTGCGGCCCTTTCCCTCCGGCCCTACCCCCCCCCGCCGCGGTCAGCGGGTGGGAATTTGCCTTGTCCACAGGCAGTTATGCACACTTGTCCACAATCGCCTGTGCATAACTTAAACTGTAATACCTTGTCATTCTTTTTTCTGTGGATAACTTAGGGTCAACTTAACATAATGGACACTGTATAAAGTAGAAACGTATTTTCTGTTTTCCGAGCCTTCTTTTCGTTGCGTCTACGCAACTCGCATGCGCGTGCGCGTAATTGTACAAATTTTGGCCATTGGGCGACAATCACGCTTCCTTCACATCAACATCCATGATGTTACTGTCATCCATCAACACACGTTGTTTGGCTTGAGTCAGTGCATCCATCACGCTAATCCTGTGATCAGTAACGGCCACGTCAATGCGATCACCATAGGTTTTAGGCTTAAGTTTTGCAGCTACCCATTTACGCGCTTCAACTTGCAATCGTTTCTGTTGAACCCAAGCACTAGCCATAGGGCCTTCTAAGCCATCAGGCAACTCTTTGTCTGACAACTCAATGATTTCCTCTGCCAAGCGGTCTGCGCGGTCTTCTACGGCCTTTTCGTAAGCCGCCCTGAACTCTGGGTTGTTCTTAATCATTTGACGCGCCAGTGAGTAACTGGGCATCCCTTCGGCTCGAAGTGTGCTGCTTAGACTTTTACCTTCTGAGATGCCAAGAAGGATATTTTGCCAAACGGTGTGTTCTGCCGGAAACAAGGCCGGACGGCCTGGGCCTTCTCTTTGCACTGTCATCTCTGACACCAAGTTTTCAGTCACTTGTAAACTCCTAAAAAAGCGAGGTACTCACGCCGGTGGCGCTTTCCCCCAAAACATGCGGCAACTGCAAAGTAGCGCACGGCATCATGTTATCACTTCGATCTCAACCTTGTACACCTTTGCACCGGCTGACCTTTGGGCATACTGCCAATCCACCAAACTATTGCCATCATCCACGCCAAGCCAATCAGCGACACCATCACGCACGGCTTTGAAGCCAGACTGAAGGTTATCCCCATCCAAGCGCCTTGGAGCCACCCTAGTCAACACAACGGTCACTGGCAACACTTCCACCCCAAAAGACTGCGCAACAGCCGCCAGCGCATTCCTAGTCTTTTGTCGCTGGCTTTTGGTCAACCTTGCTTTGGCTGCCCAATGCAGTCTCATGTTGGCCACTGACACAATTTTCATGTCCATTTCTACTTCAATCACACCAACCCCCAACCTTGCCCGTTTTCCCAAAAACCGAACCGATGCGAGCCGAAACAGTTTACGAACCGAAACCGAATGGGTTTATATACCCTTTCGGTAAGTTTCGGTTCGAAAAGCCGACTGTTTGAGTCGGCAGTTTCGGTAAGTTTCGGTAAGTTTCGGTTAATTCGGTTCATAGTTTCGGTTCAACCGATTTAGCCGATTCGGTTACCGATTCGGTAAGTTTCGGTTCTGCAACGGCATCTACATTAGGTCTAGTTCTATACCCTCTTGAGTCCTCAAGAACCAACAATTTTTTGACCAAACTGTCCACAACTTCTCTAAATCTGTTGGACTTGATGCCATGATCTTTGGCCGATTCTCGCCACTCATCGTATGTCACAAGATCCACAATGCCGTTCTTTTCGTGGTTCATTTGGATAGCAACTAGGCAATCCAAGGTCTTCCTTTGGTTACCAGCAAGGTAGGTTTTCTTTTGGATTGAACTGGTCAAGCCTGTAATGTCCACTGCCGTCAAATAAGCACCCTTAACTGGCAGGCCGTGCTTGTCTTGGATGGGCAGATCCACTTGGGTGATCTGAAAGTTTTTGGGTGCAGGCATTTCTGCATCCTTCATTTTTTTGGATTCAAAGGCTATGGTTTTGGTTCCCGAATCCAATTGGCAACGGTACTCCGCATCCAGTGCGCCCTTCAATGCCGTCGATCCACGGCTACGATCTTTGTCTGCCACGCCTGAGTGGTGAACTACCAGAACGCAACATTTCCATGGTTGGCGCAGATACACGTCAAGGTGTTGAATGAACGCATTCATGTCTTGGGTGCTGTTTTCATCCCCCCCATGGTTTCTGGCCAAGGTGTCAATGATGATCATGGATGGGACTGTGCCCGCCTGCTGCGACAACTCTTTGATGGCCTCTGCCACCACTGCTGCCTCTGTTGCGTCATACAGCTGCGCTGCCCTATGGCTTTTGTACAACGGCGCACCGTCCAAGGTCTGCCCATTGCCTAGTTGCCACGCCTTAAAGCGCCGTGCAAGCCCGTTGTGCCCCTCGCCTGCGATGTAGAACACCGAGCCTTGCTTGACCTCATGGCCATGCCATGGACGGCCAGTGGCCACGCAGCAGGCTAGGTCAATGGACACGAAGGATTTACCCCCGCCTGGGTCACCGAACACTTGCGCCAGCGAGTCGCTTTCGATGTAGTCATCCACGATCCAGTTGATTTGGGTGAGTTCTAGGCTATCAATCCTTGAGAACTCAAACGCCAGCTTATCCCGCATGGGGCCTGCCACGCGCTCGATCTGCTCTTTGACGGCATCCAGACCTTGCAGGCAATGTAGATCGTTGAAGTCTGTTGGCTTGTTGTCCACCATGTCAGAGTCCCCAAATGATGGGTAGACAATTTCCCCAAACACCAAGGCTGCCGCGGCACGGCCCTTAGTGACACCAGGGTTCCCTTCGGTGAACTGGTCATTGTCTGCGCCGATAATGATCTTGGAGCCTGGGAACATTTCCTTGGCACTCTTGGCTACCTTGGCCAGATTGCCACAGTCAAACGCCACCAGCACGGTGTAGTCTGTCGCCTCATGGATCGATGCACATGTGGCAAACCCCTCACCAATGAACACGATTTTGCGGTTGCCACGCAACTCATAGAACCCACCTTCGATCTTGCCACCTTTTAAGAACCGCTTATTGCCATCAGCATCAATGGTTTGGTAACTCAGGATTTCCCCACCTTGGTTGATCACAGGCACAACCAAACGCCCTGCACGATCAATCTTGATCCCATGAGCGCCAATGTGCTTTCTGACAAGGTATGGATGGTCATCAGACGCATCTGCATACGTCCCAACCTCATCCTCCGCACGCTCGGCAGCCACGGCCTGTGATGCCAACCTGTCAGCTTCTTTCTTGGCCTTGACA